TTGCCTAGCTTTTCTTGCTGGTACCCGATGCGATCAATTTGCGGAATGCCGCTGTAGGTGCCTGCAGGCTTCTCACCGCCTGGCGCCGCATTCTCCCCTACCTGCCAGCTAACGCGAAACCTGCCAGTGTCGACAGGGCTTGCTTGCTTAAGCCTGCTGTCAGTCTCAAGCACCGCAACGCGCAGCAGCTTCTCAAACTGCTGGCTGGCATAATCACCAATATCACCAACCTGAATCGTGCGTGCCATTATGCCCTCAGGATCAACTCGTAAGTGATCGGTGTGTTGTCCTGTTCAATCGTGCGCACTTCAATAACCTGATGCGTCACACTGCTAATTAGCACTTCATCGGCCGTGGTAGGTGCGTTGGCAATATCAGCCGCTGCAATCAACAGGCGCTTGTCGCCAGCTTGGATTAGGTCATTAACCTCACGCAGGTTGACATCTTCCAGCACACCGCGCACTGTAGTGTCGGCGGTGGTTTCAGTGACGGTGCCAGTGGTGGCGTTATACGAGCCAGTCGTTACACGCCGAATGGTGGCTGTACCACCAAACTTTGCCATTAGCTTGCTGGCAACCTTGCGTAGCGGACTAGCTAATGCCATCAGAGCTTGTAGGCGACGCAGTGGCCATTCTGCAGCTTGATACTGGTAAACACGCCATACAGCGTGGTTGCAGCGCTGAACGACTGGCCAGATATTGTGTTTCCGTCGTAGTTCTGCGCGATGATGGTATCGACTTGGGTGTTGCTTGTGAAATGAATGGCACCCCAGCGGCCCACGCGGGTGGTGGTATCACTGATAAAGGTTGCCCCTATCGAGTAATCAATGCCGAAAAAGTTAGGATCACTCATGGCTAGATCTTGTAAGCGATGACTTTGCCGCTAGCCAAGGTCACGCTGGTGAATACACCTTCAATCTCGTCGCCTGCGCCAAGCGGTACGGAGGTGAACGCATTGCCAGTTGCATTCTGCACGGTAGCTGTGCTGATTACGGCATCAGCAACTGCATACAGCTTGTAAAACCTACCGGCATGGGCAGCGGTATCGCTAATGTACTCAAAACCTATGCTGTACTCGTCCATGGTTAGCTCCTGCGAATAGAGAAGTTGCCTGGTCCACTGATTCTAAGCCCTGTGAGGTATCGCTCCATCAGCGGCGGCACCTTGTCAACACCAACAGCGCCGTAACCAAGGTTGGGAGTCACGTCAATGCTGCCAATCTTGACGTTCTTGTAGTCTTCCAACCCGCTTAGCCCAATGCCATCAGGGTTGTTGTTGAGATAAGTGGCCAGCACAACCTGTGCATACTGCACCTGCTGCGGGATTTCAGTGTCGGTGTAGTAGTCCGTCGTGATGCGAAACGGAAAGCCGACAGCGTACGTATTGATGTAGGTATCAGGCTTGCGCACGCCAGTACGCGGCCACTGCAGCGCCTGCGTGTCAGTAGCGCGAGCACCTAGGAACCGCTCACGGTCCAATCTTTGGGTGGCGGTAAATAGTGCACGATTCTTTTGGTCAGTAGTAGCTGATGCCCATGCCGTTACATCAGCATCCTGCACAAAGCCATCAATGATCTCCTGCGCTGCTGCCAGCGTCAGGTAGGAGTTTGCGCTTGCCGACCCTACGGTTGCGTTGATTGCTATTGCCATCGTTGGGTGGCTCCGTCATCTCAAGTTTAAGTGTGGGCTCTGCAATAGAAAGAGAGGCTGCCTCGTTAGAAGCAGCCTCCTGTTCACGCAGTCGCCGGAAGGCGAACATGCCCATCAGACGCGCTTCAGCAGCACGGTCAGGATCACACCAGCCAGAGTGGTGGTGGTGCCGGTGACATCAAGAGCCAAGCGGTTGCCGGCTTCAAGAACGAGGTCTCCGTTGGTGGTGGTCAGAGCAGGGGTTTGCTCAGTAAGAGCAGTGCCCTTGAAGTTGATGGTGGTGCTCAGAAGGTCGTCACCAGCGGTGGCGGCCTCAGTGCCTTGGCAACGACGAATGGTGCCGGTTACGGCGCCAGCATCGTTGCCGGCAGTGGCGTGAACTTCACGCACTGCAACCACCTGACACTTCACCGGAGCAGTCCAGAATTGCACGTCGGCAATCGAGGATGCACCGTAAAAAGTGGCTTCGAGGTACTGCTCGGTGGACAGTTCAAACTGGGAAGGTTGTGCCATGGTTAGTTACCTCAATCGAAGTTAGAGGTGTTGGTGGCGCGCACGATGCCGAGGTTCTTCAGCTCGTACACCTTTGACCAGTTAGCAACCGTTTCCAGCTGAGCGCGAGTGGGGTTGGCAGTAGTCACCGCCCACTTAGCGCCAACGGGGTGGTAGCAGTAGTGCAGGTCGATCGACATGGCATCGCTCTTGGCGAGGATGTCACGATCGGTTTCGGTCTGCATCGCCATTTGCTCACCGCTGGCAACAGCGCCTTGGGTGAAGAAATAGGTGGCGTATTCGGTCGAAGAACCGCTGCCATCGGTCTGCACATCGTCAGACACGATCACGCGCAGACCCATGTAGGTCGGCACGCTCACGGGACCGTAGGCGCCAGCGATGCTGCCGCCAACAAAATCAGTGACGCTAGAGGTCAGACGTGCGTCTGTCTCGGTCACGTAGTCGATGGCCTTGCGCTCGACTAAGTCATAGTACACCTTACTATGCATGGCAACGGCAGCCAATTTGTCGCCTTGGTCACCCAGCAGGCTGCGGGCTTCGGCAACGTGACGGGGGCTCAGCGTGGTGGGAGTATCGCCAGACTCGCCATCAATGGTCAGACCAAAGAAGGCAGCAGAGCTGGAGGTAGATCCCAGGCTGCCGAACACACCGCCAAGGCAGGACAGCAGATCCTTCTGGCGCTGGTTAGCGATGTAGTCAGCGATCTTGGCGCCGATGGCGGCCATGGGATCGGAACCAGCAGCAAGAGCAGCGAGGTCTCTGCTTTCGAAGGCGCGCCCGCGGTGCAGGATCACGCCAACTTGCTTGTCAGCTTGGATCTTGCCAGGGGTGAGGCTGGTGCTGTCGGTCAATACCTCGAAATCGCCGGAAAGGTTGGCTTTCCAGAAGGGAACGTTGATGAAATCACCGCCCTCGGTGGCATTCAGCTCCGCCAGAGGCTGCACCACACCGGAAGCCAGGAAGGCATCACGCTGAGTGGTTTGCTCAATGACGTAAGGCGTAAATACCTCGGGGATGATGATGTCAGAGCGAAGGGTCGCCATGACTAATCCTCAAAAAGGGTTTACGGATGCGGGCGCAGCCCTAGGCTCTATGTGGCGCAGCCATCACGAGCAGACACTCAAATACTAACGGTTGGCTGCTGCTTTCATCCGATCGTATAAATCACGATCTGTGCGGAACAACCGCGACTGCTCAGTGAGATTGAATGTCTCGCGGCTGAATGGATTAGCCATGCCCGATGGGATCGCGCCATTGCTGCCGCCGGTCGGTGCGCCACTGCCTTGCGGCTTGGGTTGCTTTTGCATCCATGCAGGCAATGTCTTGGCCCATTCGCTGACGGGCGTGCGCTGGTAGCCGTCGACTACGACGACAGTGCCATCTGCTTCGCGCTGGATCGAATCAGGCGACAACTTGGTCTTAAGCACAAGATCAGGATCGTGCACGATCTCAGCCAGTGCGGTCACTGCTGGTGTGACCAGCTCCAGCTCGCGGACGCGTGACTCAAGCTCTGAGATGCGCTTGTCCTTCTCCGCCGTCGCCTCACGGAACTGCTGCTCCAGAGCCTGCCTTGCTTCTTGGTATTTACCTTGGGACTCAAGCTGCTGCTGCTCGTAGTTGCGTTTGAACTCCAGCAGTTCATCGACATTCACACCATCTGGCGCTTTTGATTTTTTGGCTGCACGCAGTTCGGCAATCAACTCTTGATTCTTGCGCTCTAGCGCTTCAACACTGCGCTGCAGTGCATCGGCATCAGTCCCAGTAGCCGCAGGCTCTTGGGTTTGTTGTTCATCAGACATGGATAAGCCGCAGGCTTAATTACGCTGCCATCGTATCAGCAGCTAGGGCAATGGCCCGCGAGTGGAATACCCCAATCCGCGAACCTTGGAATCCTCTGATCAACGAATTGCTAAATGCAATCGACCGCCACGAACGGTTGTATCGCCCAGATGGCAACGATTGGCAGGCCGCATAGGCGCA